AGAGTGCTTTTTTATTAAAGATTGAAATTTTATCTCTTCTTCTAAATAGATTTAAAATAGCATCTGCTATCTTAGCGTCATCACTGTTGGGAAATATAATGTAGATATTCTCTGTACAATGCTCAATATAAGCGTTTAGAAATTCTGTTATATCTTCTAATTCTTGAGTTAGTAAGGTCTCTGGGGTAATCTCGGAGGTATCTAAAGTATCTCCATATACGAATTCACCATCCTCTTGTTCGATATTTAAACTATCTAATGATAGTAGTTCTAACCTCTTTTTATAGTTTTTCTGATTAGATGCAATCAAGTATCTTTTTGCTATCGTTCCAAAGTATGAATATGCCTTAGCTCCTTTCTCAGGATTAAACTTATCCAGTTTGGTTAGCAAAAAGGTAATGACCTCATGTTGAAGATCTTCTAGATTTGTTTCTTCTGTATAATAGAATTTAAACGTATGTATTAGGTTCTGCGTTAACTTAAATAACGGATAATGAATCTCTTCCCGGTATATCTTATTACGTTCCCCTAGATCTTCTGTTATGTTATATTTTATAATAGCAAGTTCAGTATCATGAGTAAAGTAATTTTTATTTTTTGCTTCTGCCGTCATCGAGTAATTTAAAATTATTTAACTGTAATTGCAGATTCTTTATCTGTTCAAAAAACCAACCTATTTCATCATCAGATTTAAAGATACCCTTAGCGTCTATTTGATTTAACTTTACATCAGAATATTCTATCTGTTTAGATATGTTATCCATGTATGTTAGGTATTGTGCAAGCACATCTTCCTGTTTCTCATTTTTACGTAAAAGGTTAAAGGTTGTATACCCTAAAACTAAAACAAGTATCCCTAATATGCTTACAAGTAGTCCCATTATGCTTCAAAAAAGTTAGACATTGCATTTTTTAAGCCTTCACTTTGCACATTTGAAAGAGCTTTATTTTTTGCTTGTTGTTGATGAGTTACTGGGTTCTTTTGAGTAGTTTCTTTTGCGATTGCAAACTGCTTTGACTTTGGTTGTTCAACTGGGTTGATAGTTAATTCAACCACTGAAGCCATTAAGTCGGCTTGGTGTAAGATATAAACGATTGCTGATTTAGGTCTGCTCTCTGGAACTCTAGATATTAAATATCCTTTATTTGCTTCATCATAAAGACCATCATGAGTTCTGATCGCAAGCATTTCGTTCATAGAAACCCTAATACCTGCATCCTGTAATAAGAATAGAGAACGGTCCGGTACTGTCATGAAAGCAACCTGGGTATTATATGTATAAACTTCACCTAGGTTTTTCCTTCTCCACTCATCTTGACCTGGAATATATAAATCATTCTCAGTATCACCTACCTTACCTAGATCGTGATTGAGAGCAGCAAAAACTAATTCTTCAATAGTAAAAGTAGACATATCACATCCAAACTTCTCCCAGAGTTTTGCAAAATGTAGAGAAGCTTTAACTACTCGATTAACATGCTCAACATAACCGCCAGGGAAGCAGTTATGGTACTTAGTAGTATTAGCAGCAGGCATCAAAATAAATCTACCCTGTCTGTCTAAATAAAATTGTGTTAATTGCTCTTTTCTAGGAGATTCAATATAACGGTCAATATACCCTAAGAATTCTTCCCAATTTGCTTGAATTTGTTCTGCTGCTAAGTTCATAACTTTAATTTAGGTTAGTTTGAGATTTCATCATTAGTGGTTGGTTCAATACTAATCAAACCTTTCACATCTTCTAATATTTTCTTAGTTTTCTCTAAAGTATCTAAATACTCCTTGACTGGTAACTGTCTTTGAACAATCTGCTCTAATGTCCTTAAATTATTTTCTAATACATCTAACTTAACATTTACTTGATTTCTATATCTCATATACTTAATATAATAACTTACATCCTTTTATCCAACCTCTTTTCAAACTTTTTTTTCAAACCCCATGTTCTTAATATAGGAACAGGGAATCACAAAAGCAACTTCTTTTGAGAAAAAGTTATAAAATCTTTCAAATCTTTAATAAAAGCACATTTTTCATATTCCTCATATCGAGTAAGTACCTGTAGCATATAAGTACAAGCAGCAAGTACTTCTTCTGCATCTTCCTCAAGGAGAGCTTCAACGTGTGTGTTATCCTGGAAATCGAACTCCTGTATTATTTCGTAAGCTCTAGCTACTGATATTAGTTTGTTAGCGTATTTTAATTTCTCAAGATCAGCATCACCGCCCATCTTCTTCAAAGTCTTAGCCATAACCTCATTCAGAGGATCTATATTATTAACAAACTTAACAAATAACTTTATGAAAATAGTAGGGTATTGAGTTACATCTGTAATCTTCTTAACATCAGGGCCTACTTCTTCAGAATCAAACAGACCAAACACATTATCAGCATTCATAGTAGTTTGTATATAAATAAGAAGATAGTAACGTAAAACCTAAATAAAAAAGGGATACCCTAAGATATCCCCTTAATCTAACACAGATATTTTGATTAACCCTGTTTTAGAATAATATTCTTATTAAAGTATGTAATTGTGTTTGCAATTTGACGGATCAACTTCTCATCTCCCAAAGCTTTAGCAGCTTGAAAAGCATCAGTTAAATCACCAAAGGCTTTTTTAGCTTCTGAAGATCCTGCATCAATATCAGTAACACCGTCACCGTTAATATCGATAGAAGTATCACCAGGCTGTGGAACATCCATAGTCATATCAACATCCTCTTCTCCGGTAGGTTCCATATCAACATTAACATCTTCCTCTGCAGTATCCTCTTCTTTATCTTTCTTTTTCTTAGCTTCACTAAGAGATCTTTCCGCCAAGATCATCTCACGGATCTTAGATTTGAATTCCTCCTTGGTCATCTTTCTAGCTTCGGGCATAGGTCCCTCTACATTATCCATCGCCTCCTCATGAACTTCATTTCCTTCCGTAGCAACAGGAGATTCAAAATCCATTTGAGTAGTGTATAAACCTTCGGTAAGTATACCGGCAAGTTTCTGCATTCTGTTAAATTGTTTATTCATTTTAAAAAAGCGCTTTTATATAAATAGGTAGTATCTTAGGAAAGAGCTTCTAAAAGAACGTATTCAAACCTTCTTAATTCTGGAATACCGTATACTTTAGATCCACCGCACTTTGCCCACATATAACCACTACGTACTGAAAATTCTGCAATATAGCCGAAAGAAGTAGAATCACCTAAATAAAACCTTTTATCATCTTTCAATCTCCAGACACCCCCTATCTTCTTATCAGGGTTTAAAGCAATAATCCTCCAACTACTATTCATAACAGTAAATATACGAATAAAATAAGAAGAAAGCAATTAACCTTGCCCTCTATTTAGCTTCTTGTAATTTCTACTTTGTTTAAGTTTAGATGTTTTAGATTTTGCATGAACTCCTGGACGACGTACTTTAGGCTTTTCAATCCTGGTAATAACTGAAGTGGTTTTTGATTTTCCTTTTGCTGGTGCCATAACATTGATAAATAGTAAAATAAAAAAAGGCCTACCAAATTAATGATAGACCTTAAACCGTAGCTACGGGCATCTGACTGCGTTGTGGACCATTCTGGATTCGAACCAGAGACCTTCGCTTTATGAGAGCGCTGCTCTAACCTGCTGAGCTAAAGGTCCAAATAAAGGAAAAGTTCTTTGACGGGTTAATGATTATTTAGTTATTGCCTCCTTTTTATTTGACTGAAGCCTGTCAATACGTGAATCTACATAAGACGAATACTCACGTCTAATGTCATCAAAATTCCTGCACATTTGTTCTTCTAGTTGCATAATCCAATCGTTTGAATTGTTTTCAACTAATCCAATTGATTGTTTTAATTCTGCAATTTTCTTGCCTTGGTTGTAAATCTTAACTATACCTAAAACTACAAGTACAGCAATTGCCAAACCTGTAACCGTAAGCATACCTAAAACGAATGATGTAATTTCCATTTTGTTTTTTCCTTTCTTGTTTTTAAAATGTCAAAGAACTCCCTTTATGTTGCTATAATTATACGAACTTCTTGCTTAAAATCCAACTTTATTTTTCTACCCGCTCTCCATCCTTCTGGAATCTGATCAGTAACTTTTATTTTTTTATTTTCAATCTCATTTGTAATCCATTTTGTTCCGAACTGAGAATTCTTTTCTTTTGCTTGTTTACCTTTATGTAACTTCATCTTTTCAATAGTTTCAGGTTTATGGTTTTTACCTTTAAAACCGAAAACACCTTGTTTATGTCTTTTAAATGCATATTCTCTTTTTTTATCTACAGGTATACTATTAACAAAAGCTTCCCTATGTTTAGAGTCTTTAAATCCCCCCTTACCTCCGGGTTTTAAATTCATACAATTTGAATTATTAACTTCGACAACAGTTACAAGTTTCTTTTCTGCTTCTATTAAAGCTTCCCTTGTTTCAAAGAACTTTAAAATTTCAATGTAAAAATTTTCTTTCCCGTATTTTTTAATCGCATACCATAAGTACTTTCCACTGCCTAAATAACCGTCTTTAAGGTTATTTGTTGAATGCATTCCATAGTAGTACTTCCCATTTACAAGATTAGTAGTCTTGTATAGGAAATGATATTTTCTAAGCTTTGATATGTTAACCATTTAATATAAATAGTCCAAAAATCAAAAACTCTATTGCTACCTTCCCAAGGATTCGAACCTCGATTAAGTGGACCAAAACCACTTGTCCTGCCGTTAGACGAGGAGGTAATATTACCAGGTCACCGCCGCCACCTGGAATGAGGAGATTTAACGTGATTTCTTTCTTGCACGAGAAGAACGGGCCTCCCTTGTTCACGAACCCGAATCGGTTTTAAGGTGTGGACTCTACAGGACTTGAACCTGTATCTTGACTTTATCAGTGTCACGCTCTGGCCAATTAAGCTAAAAGTCCAAAATACAGGATATCGCTTAACCTGCTGTAGATGTTCCTTCTACATTGTTCCCTTTCGGTACTACGATTTTTTTTGGTAGTCAGGACAGGATTCGAACCTGTATTATTTGCAACTATCCATAAATAGCTTCTAACTATAATGTGAGCTTTCTCTTTTCAAAGTGCTATTCCACAACTTTATGAGCGTCTACCAATTCCGCCACCTGACTAAAATACCCAGAGCCTAACGAGGTTTGATCCCCAATACGTTGATGTATTTTTGTAGTCAGGACAGGATTCGAACCTGTATCAATGCAGAGAGCGACTCCACAGCGTCACCGTTGCGCCACCTGACTAACTCAACTATTGTTAGAGGAAAGTTGACATCCTCCTGTACGTTTAGGCAGCACAGAACCGTAGTCAGGACAGGATTCGAACCTGTGTGATGAGGTGTGCTTTTCTCTCAGGGCTTCTATTGCTTATACACCCGTCTTGATTACCGACACTTAATACCAACCTGCGTCTACCATTCCGCCACCTGACTGTATTGCTTGTCTTTCCAAGCTGCCATAATTTATACCGTTTTTGGAAAGAGTAGAATAAATTATAAGATAACTCTGTGTAGTCAGGACAGGATTCGAACCTGTAAGTGAG